CATGGCCTCACGTCCACCTGCATGGCCTCACGTCCACCTGCATGGCCTCACGTCCACCTGCATGGCGCGCGATTTAATCCGTATTTAATCAACATTTAATCAGCATTTAATCAGCAACAAAACGCTATGTTATAACATAACATGTGTAACATTATAACATAACACAACGGGTCCTCCTAGGAATATATCCCTAGCGGGTAACGCACGACCCCGATGTTTTACTAGATATATAATTTTTACTTATATTTTTGGACAATCAGTAGGAGATGTTATCAAATATACTCAGGTTCTATTGGATGTTTCGGAAATCACTTATCAGTGAAACTTATAAAGTCGCCACCTTGACCCCGTGACTATATTCCCATAGTGGACCGTATCGTTCAGGGTTTGAGTCCCCCTGTCCGATGGTCAGCGGCCCGTCACCTGTTCTGCCCCTTACTTTACGGGTGGCGGGTTTGCTCATATAGGACTTAATATGACACAGCCAAAAATCACCCAAAGGAGAGGTCTATTCTACGTTAACATAGACGTAGCGTCACAAATGGCGGGTGTCTCTCAACAGTCGTTGATTAAATACAAACACCGCGAAAACCCACCCCCCTGTGGTGATGACAATCTATATCCAGTTAAGGAATTTGGGGATTGGATTAGGTCGGAGCAGATTTATGCGGCAGGACGTGGTAACGTATATCCTCATTTCCCTGACCTGAGCCGCTATCCAGATCGTCTACTGAAAGCATATAAAACTCCCACGAATAATGCCATGCCGGGAATGGAACCCCCGGTTATAGAAGATCAGGACACGCGATATAAACGTCTGCGCGGTGATAAATTGGAAATGGACATTCAAGAGCGGGCAAAAAGTCTCGTGAAGATGGATGAAATGTTACTGGCTATATCCTCTATGGTCTCTCGTGTGAAAACCCGCTTTTTAGCGATCCCATCCCAACTTGCTCTCACCCTTGCAGACATGACCGATCCGTCCGAGATACAAGACTATCTAAAGTCCGAGTTCTATGTGGTCATTGAAGAACTATCGAACGATCCGCGTGATGAGATTGATTTCGGTGATGATGATGAGATCGACATGGATGAGGACGCATAATGGCTATCCAGTTTGCTTTCGCTGACTCGGAGACGATCATTCGTGAGTCCATGCGCGCCTTTAAGCCACCGCCTGATATAAACTGTGCTGAGTTCGCTGAGACGGAACGTCGATTATCGGTTGAGTCATCGGCTTCACCCGGTCGCTTCCGGTTCGATAAGACACCATTCATGCGTGAGCCGTATGAAATGGTGGGACGCTCGGATGTTCGGTCCATAGCCATGATGTGTTCGGCTCAGGTCGGTAAGTCCACGTTCATCGAAAACGTCATCGCTTATTACATCGCGCTCGATGCCTGTCCGATCTTGCATATTTCACCCACGCTCGACAGCATGAAGATGTTCTCGAAGGAACGTCTGTCACCAATGATACGAGACACACCGATCCTGAAAGGTCTGGTGCGTGAGGCTAAGACACGCGACAGCGGCAATACGATTGCCAATAAGAAATTCCCCGGTGGACATTTGGCTATGGTCGGCTCGAATAGTCCGTCTGGTCTGGCGTCACGTCCGATCCGGGTGCTGGTCGCAGATGAGGTTGATCGGTTCGAGCGGAGCGCCGGGTCAGAAGGCGATCCGTTGAAACTTGGTGTCAAACGGACGACGACTTACTGGAACCGGGTGCTGGTCTATGTCTCGACACCCGGCGATAAGTATAATGCTGAGGAACAGACGGGTTCTCGGATCGAGAAGGAATTTCTCGACGGAGATCAGCGTCATTTCCACGCTAAATGCGTCCACTGTGACCATGAACAGAAGATGGATTGGTTCAACGGCGTCCGGTGGGATAAGGATGAGGATGGTAATAGTCTGCCTCATACGGCCTATTACGTGTGCGCGGCTAATGGATGTATCTGGAACGATCTGGACCGAGCCAAGGCGATGCGCGCGGGACGCTGGATAGCCGAAAAACCGTTCAATGGACGGGTCAGTTATTGTCTGTCTCAACTGAATAGTTTGTTCGCGCCACTGTCCGAAGGCGTCAGTGATTTCCTGAACAGTAAGTCTGATCCGATGTTATATAAGACGTGGTGGAATACGTTTCTCGGTCTCCCGTGGGAAGATCGGGGTAAGCGGGTGGACGCAACGACACTTTCCGAACACCGAGAAGATTATAATACGACTGATGATATACCCGAAGGCATTGTGACCATCACGGCGGCTGTGGATGTTCAGGATAATCGTTTTGAGTATGAGATTATCGGATGGGGTGAGAATAAGGAAAGCTGGTCACTCGCCTATGACACGATTTACGCGACAGACAGTCTGATAGAAAATGAACCGTGGCGGGAATTAGACTTACTCCTGAACCGGACATTTATTCACCCGCTCTATGGTGAAATGCCGATCCGAAACACTTGTGTCGATAGTGGCGGTCACTTCACACAGAAGGTTTATTCGTTCTGTAAATTCCGTCCTCGCGTTCAGGCAATTAAAGGTGTGTCGGGATTTGATAAACCGTTTGTTGGCCGTCCGTCCACGAATACGTTGGATAAATCCCGCGTCTATCCACTCGGCGTTGACGTAATTAAACAGACAGTTGCGGCTCGTTTTCGGATCAATGATTCCGATGAGCCGGGTTATTGTCGGTTCCCTCTCTCGTATAAGGAGGACGTGTTTCGGATGTTCACGGCTGAGGAATTAAAGGACCGAATGGTCAACGGTCGTAAGATCAAGAAATGGACGAATATCCGTCCACGGAACGAGGCTTTCGATTGCCGGGTCTACGCAACGGCGGCGCTTCATATGATGAGTATTGACCTAAAGTCCGAGAAGCGGAGACTGTTGCGGGAAGCGAGGCGGCGTGATAACATAACATCTAAAGACGATAAACAGAAGTCAAAGTCATCTAAATCCAAGGGTGGCACATGGGCGGAGAATTGGAAAAATGGCTAACCCCTTCGATCCCGAATATTATCCGATTTCGGTCCCGTCCCGGATCGTAAAAGGTAGCCACACAGGATGGAAAATCCTCGACACGACTGATTTAACCGGATCAACATTGAAAGTCCGTTTCCGTGAGGTCGGCGGTATCGACATTGTGGAAATCAGTGGTGCGGTAACGGCGGTTGATGGTGTTGATTACCATGTATTTGAGGTCGTGGCGTCTGCGACTTCATTTGATGGTTACACGGATAATCTCGAATGTCGGTATGATCTGGTTCAGGTTCAAACGTCCGATAGTAACGAAGCGATTATCGCCACAGGGTTCACTCGTATATTCGGCTCGGATGCTGACCGTCGATCTCATGCTGAGGTCATGCTGGCGAAAATTAAATCAGTTCTTGAAGGTCGAGCCGATAACGACATTGATAGTTACTCGATTGCTGGACGGAGCCTGTCTCGTATCCCTCTATCTGAATTACGCGCTCACCGTGATTATTACATGGGTGAAGTCCGCCGCACAGGTGGAACAATCGAGGGTGAACAGGTGCGTAAGAAACGTAACACTGTTATCACGAGGTTTATCTAATGGGATTACGCACACAAATAGCGGAGTGGATCGGTGGACAGGATAATGTCATCACAGTCATCCCCCGGAAAGCGAAGAAACGCGGTTATTCGGCAGCGGACAACACGGCCCGATACGGAGATTTCCGCGCCTCACGCGGCTCGGCGGATTATGAATTACGACAGGGGTTAGCTACTGTCCGCGCGAAATCTCGGTTTCTGGCACGTAACAGTCCATCTATCGTGCGATATAAACGCCTCATGCAGTTGAACATTGTCGGTCCTGACGGTTTCGTTTTTCAATCTCGTGTCCGTAAACTGGATAAGAAAATGGACGCTCAGTTGAACGTCCGTGTGGAAGATGCGTTTAAGCGATGGTCCGAGGCGGCGTCTACATGTGGTAAAATGACATTGACTGATCTCATGGATCAGCGCGTCGGCTGTATGACGACAGACGGTGAGTCCATTTGGGAGATTGTCTATAACCCTCGATACCGAGACGGAATTGCGATCAATGTCATTGAGGCGGATTTACTCGATGAGACGCTGAACACAATATATGGTGAAACAGGTAATGAAATCCGTATGGGTGTGGAAGTTAATAGGTATGGTGAACACGTCGCTTACCATTTCCTGACGCAACATCCCGGCGATGCGACATGGTATCAGTTCGATAATAAATCCCGCTATCGGCGTGTCCCGGCTGAACGTGTATTACACACCTATCACCGTGAGCGGCCCGGTCAGACACGCGGTGAGCCTTACGTGGCGTCCGTTATCAACAGTGTGAAGATGCTCGACGGGTATCGTGAAGCGGAAGTCGTTGGACGCCGCCTACGGTCCTCTCTCGGCGGTTTCTTTACCCGCGAAAGTGATGGGCCGGGTGGGATTGATGAATTGGCCGAAGATCGGTTCGATGATCCTGATTACGAGGACGATGATGAGGCACAAGGTCCACTTGAAATGGACATGACACCCGGAACGCTCAAAGAGTTGCCGCGTGGTGTCTCGTTCACGCCATATGACCCTGACGGGACGACAACAGACTATCGGTCGTTCGAGGGTCAGATCAAGAAAGACATAGCGATGGGATTGAACATTTCGGCTATGTCACATGGGATGGAAACTGAGGGTATTTCATACTCGGCAGGCCGAACAATCGTCATGGAAGATCGCGACCATTATCGCGTCCACCAGAAATTCCATATTCGTCATGATCTCATACCGTTATTCCGTAAATGGATATTGATGCACGTTCTATCTGAAACGAGTGTTGTCCCACCGACACGGATCGACGCGATTATTGAATCTGCCGTATTCCGTCCGCGCGGGTGGGGTTGGGTTGATCCAATGAAGGAAGTGAAGGCGAACTCTGAGGCTTTGATGACGAAACAAACGTCTCTGGCGCGAGTCGCAGCGGCACAAGGCTTGGAGCGTGATGATCTCTTGGATGAGATTGAGGAAGATGAAGCGGCGGCTCTTGAACGCGGGTTGACGTTAAGTTATAACATAACTAAAGCGGATACTAAGAAATCGTCTGATAACGGCGATAACGGAAAGAGCGATGATGACGACTAATCGTGACAGTAAGGTTGGATCACGGTCCTATCGGATGGACGGAGCGTCTGTCTCGACGGATAATAACGTCATTACATTTCCCCTATCCAGTGAGGAACCCTACTCTCGGTTCTACTGGAAATATGACCGTGAGTTAAATGAGGTTCTATCTCATGCGAATGATGCGGTTGATCTCGAATGGTTAAATAGCGGAAACGCACCCGTTCTGGATAGCCACAATGCTTATGATCTACGTGACCAGATCGGTGTTGTGACTAAAGCATGGCTCGACAATAATCGTGTTTACGTCAGTGTGAAGTTCTCTAATCGAGCGGACGCACAGGCATTTGCACAAGATATTCGTGACGGAATAATCCGTAACGTCTCGGTCGGGTATGAAATCTCGGCCTACGAAGTGGATGAGGAAAATTCGACGTTTATCGCTACGCGGTGGACACCGAAAGAAGCCTCATTCGTCCCATTGCCCGCCGACCAAACAGTTGGAATCGGTCGGGCTTATACCACAACAGGAGACATTTCCATGTCTGACGTGAAACAAGCCATGCCGGGCATGGAGCAAGAAACAGACGATCAGCGCGCTGAACGACTGTCCGAAGTAACGAGTGAAATCATCGCTCTTGCAAAGTCTCATAATCAAGCGTCTATGGCGAATGATTATATCCGTTCATGCGTAACACGCGGTGAAGTTCCTTCACTTCCGTTCGCAAAGGGTATGATTGCTTTGCAGCTTGAACCGGGAACACCTCTCGTGAGCAACGAGATCGGCATGAACGAGAAGGAACGTCAATCGTTCTCACTCTTGAACTACATGCGCGCTCTGGACGACAACACCTATACAGGTGCGGGTTTCGAGCAAGAGGCTGTTGAAGCCGCTAATCAAAAGGATCGTTCTGGTTCACGCGCTGCCACACTACCAGAAGATATTATGAACTCATGGGGTTCATTCACGGTTGATGGTCGTTCTTATCGCGCCACTGATCCGGTTCTTATGGCTCGTGCGGCTATGGCAACATCCGGTAACGCGAACGTCCTCACGGTCGATCACATGGCCGAACGATTCATTGACAATCTCCGTAACCAATCATCCATCCTACAGGCTGGTGCGACGGTTATGGAAGGTCTGTCTAGTAATGTTGAAATCCCCGGTGGAGATCAAAACATTGCAGCGGCTTGGCTTGCAGCGGAAGATGCGAACGCGGCTGAGAGTGTTCCTACGTTCCGTAAGATCACCCTGTCACCAAAAGACGTTGCGGCCTATACGGACGTGACACGTCGGATGTTGCAGCAGTCCACGATTGCAATGGAAGCCTATATTCGCGCACAACTGACAGAAGCACATCGCATTGCGATTGATTATGCTGGTATTTATGGTGCGGGTTCATCGGGTGTTCCAGAAGGTATCGTCAACACGACAGGTATCGGCGCTGTGGACTTCGCAACGGCTAACACACCAACTCGTAGTGAAATGATCGACATTGCCACAGCCGTCGCCGTGACGAACCGTGGACGTAATGTTACGCACCTCGGTAACTCGAACATGGTCGGCACGTTGCAGAAAACGCAAGTCGAGCCGGGTGCTGCCACAGGGCAATTCCTGATGAATGACGCGGCGGACAGTGTTGTCGGGCGTCGGTTCATCGAGTCTAACCAAATCCTAGATACAGACGTTGTATCAGGTGTCTGGTCTGACTTCATCTTCGGGATGTGGGGCGGATTGCAGCTTGACGTATCAGATGAGGCTAAATTCCTCTCTGGTGGTCGTCGCTTCCGTTCGATCCAGACAGTCGATACGGCTGTTACCCGCGTCGGTTCGTTCGTTCTTGGACGTCTCGTCGTTTAATCACTGACCTCATAGTCCGCGCTTCGGCGCGGGCTTTTTACTTACTCAAAGGACGAATATCATGGCTAGAAAAGACCCATACGACGATCCGAAGAAACCGAACCTGTTGGTTCTGACTTCAATCATGGTTGCTGGTAAAGCGATCAAGAAAGGAACCGTCGTTCCGAAATCAGCTATCGAGAAGAAAGCCGATTGGAAGAATTTGGTCCACATGGACCCACCGCGTTTGGAAGAAACTGACTTGAAAGTCGGTGAACCGACGAAGAAAGCCCCCGCTAAGAAAACCACTTTAGCAATGCCGGGTTCTGAGTAATTGAATAATGCCGGGATCATTTCTCACCGATGACCTAAATCAGCTATTCTCGACGGATGAGTTCGGGACGACGGCTGTATGGAACGGTGTGAGTATTCCCGGCGTTATTTTCGATGATGAGTCCATTGAGGCGACAATGGGCGAAGGCACTGTGATGATCCTCTCACAGCCGAAGATTACAGGACGATCCGCCGACTTCGAGGGTGTCGCTTTGGACGACGCGCTATTGTGTAATGGTGAGACGTTCACGATTAAGAACTGGAAACCTGACGGAACGGGAATGATTGAGATATTCCTAAGTCGTGACTCACAATGACACATGTGCGGACCTTACTGAGACGCCAGATCAAGAAAGTTCTGGATGAAGGATTATCGTCCGACGATTACCGTATATTTGCTAACCGTAAGAACGCATTGAACCATGAGCCTGACCGGGTTGTAATCGACATATCCTTCCTGAACGATCAGACACAAAGTAAAGAGGTCATGAACGATAAGCGGACTCATATTGCGAGTCTGTATATTCGCGTTCAGCGATCCGCACCGGATGGTGAATTGGAAGAATTACTGGATGAAGATGAGGTGTTAATCACACGTCTAATCCATGCGTATGATTGGACGGGTATGATCGAGGAACCTTTGGAGATCATGCAAGCCAATTACTCGGACGATCCGAGTGGCGGTCACACAATGGGTTCGATCATCTTGCGTTATGATATAATGTATCGTATTGACCGCAGAGACCCTGAGCAATTTATACCATAGGAGTGAAATCATGGCGCGTTATCGAGGTTATAATGGGGCCGTTGAGGTTTCCGCAACAGAAGTCGGTGAACTGGAAAGTTTCGACATTGAGCAATCTGTTAATCAGATTACGGCCAACACACTTGGTAATTCATCTACCGATGTGGATGCAGGTCAAATGTCATGGTCTGGCACAATCAATGTTTTTCATGATCCGGATGACGCACAGCATACGGCGCTCTTACCGGGCGCGACAGTCGCTTTGGTTCTATTCCCGGCAGGTAATACGACGGGTCTGGAGTCAATCACAGGTAATTTCCTAGTCACCACGGCAAGCACAACTGTTGGCGCTGACGATAATGTCAAACGCTCATATAGTGTCATGAATAAGGGTGATGTTACGATTGGAACGGTGGCATAAACAATGACCTCATTTAACGCTGACTTGGCTCTCAAAACAGAAGTAGGCTCATATCCAGATCGTGAATGGTCTGGTGAGATTGGCACACAGGAAGTCACGCTTTACGCCAAGCCATTAAACCCGGCTGACGTAAAGCGTGTCCGCCGAAACTACCCGGATTTCATGACGCAACCGGAACCTGCCGCTATGGTCGATATGATCTGTGATAAGGTGCATGACGGCAACGGTAAGCGGGTGTTCGTTAAATCGAAACACGCGCCTATCTTTGAACAGATGCGGATCGAGAAGGTCGGTGATATTTTCGGAGCATTGTTCGGACAAGACTTTGACGATCCGATCAGTATTGAGGACACAGTAAAAAACTCAGGCAAGACACCATAAGGCTGAGGTGTTTCGAGATTGCCTTGAAGTTTGGCTTCGATGTTGATGTTGTTTATGAATGGCCGTATGAAAAGGTTATTGAGTATATTGGTTTTCTAACCATTCTAGCACAGGACGCCGAAAGATCATGACTAAAGGTGTCAATCTAAAACTCGGTGCTATCAACACAGGTGGGGCAGCTATGTCGTCCTACACTCGTGGGATGAAGGGTGTCCAAAGTCAGACACGCGCTGTGACCACCGCGAACCGTTCCATGATGAAGGGTATGAACGCGAACCGTCGAGTGGTTCAACAGGTCGGTATGCAGTTCTCGGATTTGGGTGTTCAGATTGCTGGCGGACAATCCGCTATTCTCTCATTAACACAAAACGTCCCGCAAGTCGTTCAGATGTTCGGCGCGTGGGGTGGTATTCTTGCCGCGCTCATCACGTTCATCGGCACGTTCACTCTCATGATGGTTAGAAGCGGTAAGTCGTTTAGCGACATGGCTGTTCACTTTGGGGTGCTGGAAGATTCCGTTCAGAAGTTCGGTGAGGCACTTTCTTGGACGAAAGAAATGATGCTCGACGGTGTGAACCTCATGGTCAATAACCTCGACTTATTATTGTCTACGGCGGTGGTGGTTGCTGTATTCTTTACGACGAAATGGGCTGTTGCGTTTATTGCATCATCGAGGTTGATGCGCGCATATACTATGGCGACCTATCAAGCCTCTAAAGGTAATTATGCTTTAGCTGCGTCTATCTTCTTTAAGATAGGTGTTCTCGGCACGTTGAATAAGGTTCTGGTCACGACGACACGTTTATTGAAACGCTTCCTTCCGTTCGCAATTTTAGCGGCAGTCGGTTACTTGGCTGAGCGTTTATTCACGTTGAAGAAAGCAACCGGATCATGGGGGTCGGCGCTCGCTCTGGTCGGACAGTTGGCGAAAGAAGTGTTCATGCAATTACCGCTATTGTTGGGCGGTGTTGTGCTAAAAGTATGGGAAGTCAGTTATAATATCGTTGCCGCATTTACTGATATGGTTGCGGCTGTTCTCGATAAAATCAGTGGGATTGTCGATCCGTTCATTGGTATCTTTATTGGTATGCAAGACGCTGCAACCGAAGTGTGGAAATCACTCGGTTTTCGTCTGAGTGATGAAACGACTAAATTCCTAAACAATATTATTGATAAGGCGCGTGAAGGCGCGAATAAGTTAATCAGTATTATCAACGGTATTCCCGGTATAGAAATGGAATATATCGACAGCGATTTCGGTCGGATCACGAATGATGTTGTGGAATTACAAGGCACGATAACCGAACGTATCAGTAAAGCGTTCATGGATGCGTTCAATGGTGATTATATCAGTAAAGACGGAATGATTGGTGAATTGCTCGGTGATGGTGCTGATATAGCACGTTTGGCGGCTGATAAATTCGGTTTGCTCGGTGACGCCATGCTCGGCTCGGCGGCTGACGCTATTCCCGCATGGCAACAGATTAAGGATTTACTCGCCAGTGTCGGTGACGGATCGTTCGAGGTTCGTGATATGATGGGTGGTAAGGATAAGGATAAAAGTAAGACCGACGCTGTTGTGAAACGTCTGAAAAACCAAGTGTTCGATGCACGTATTCAGATGGAGACATTGAAGTCGATTATATCTGACGCTGGCGTCACGTCCGCGTTCGCTCGTATGCGCGATGACATTAACAGTATTAAGATGGACCCTAAGACTAAAACACAGGTGTTATCTGATTTCGGTGCGATTGAGGACCGGGTTAAACTCATGACGCCAGCGGTCACAGCCGAAGTCGATAAACTCAATAAATTGTTCGACTCTGGTTTACAGACGATTGACCCGGAAGCATTTTTCGCGGCGACACAAGAAGTCGTGACGAACATTCAATTATTGTCTGAGCCGATCATCGCTGAGGTTAATAAGATCAATGCGCTAAACCCGGCGCTGAAACCAATCAACATTGACGAATTTCTGAGTGGTGCGGTTACAGCGATCAATGGTGTCCGCACCAAGACAGATGCGATCCGGGAAACGGTGGGTGAGTTCTATAACTTACCACCGATCAAGTTACCGAAATTGGACATTACGAACATTATGAAACCCGCCGAAAAAGCGATAAGTAAACTGGATGAGTTGGCGGGTAAGTTACGCGACAATCTCATGGACGGAATTAAAGGTCTCGTGAAAGGCACGAAATCAATGGGTGATGTTGTGACCGGGATGCTTGACCTTATTATCGACCGAATGATGGACATGGCGCTGAACCCGCTCATGGACGCGCTATTCGGTAAGAAAGGTGGATCAGGCGGCGGTATCTTCGGCTCGGTCATTGGGTCTATCTTCGGCTCGTTCGCTGGCGGCGGGTCTACGGGCGGTGGAGCGCGTGTCGGTGGGATAGATGGTAAAGGTGGTCGTTTAGCGATGCTACACCCACAGGAGACGGTTGTTGACCATTTCCAAGGCCAGACTATCGGCGCGGGTGGCGGCGGTAATACCCCTGTGACCATCGTGAGTAATAATTACTTCAATGGGGTCACTCGTGAGGAAGTCATGGAGGACGTTGAAAATAGTCAGCGGAACATGGAACAACGGATCGACAAGAAATTCCCGGCTAACGCTCGTAAGAACTCATTCAATCAGAGTCGGGGAATGGCATGAGTTTAGAACAGACATGGGAATGGCTTCCTAACTCGATTGAGTTCGGCCCGAAACGGTTCGTTCACACACCTGTGTTTGGTAAGCAGGTGCATGAGTTTGCCGATCCGTTCTGGTATTTCGATCTATCGTTACCGCTAAAGGGTGAACTTGAACGTCGGCAGATTACAGCGTTGCTCGGTCGGACGCGCGGAACGGCGGTGGTGAATATATTTGATCCCCGTGTGGAAGTCCCGCACCGTTTCGAGACGGTCAAGAAATCTCCGATCATCGCGCAGATGATACCGACACTAACCGTCACCGCGACGGACAAGAGCGCAGGGACGATTGACGTGACGGGAGTGACGGGTGATTTCATCACTGAGGATGATCCGATTGCGTTCACTCACCTCGGCGTTCGTCATTACTATCGTGCGCTTAATGATCTGACGCTTGACGGCACGTCACAGACGCTTTTGGTCGATCTAGCACCCCGTGTAGATTTATCAGCGCAATCTATCACAGCGGAGCGTTACAGGCCGACACAGCGGTTCCAGATTGAGATCAATCAACTTGGTAATCGAACGAACGCGGACGGCTTCACACCGTTCAATCTAACAGGTGTCGAGTATTTCGGAGCGATTGTGTAATGTTGGTCGAGGAATATAACGTCGCGGCGGCTTACGCAGCTTTACAAGAGCGGGTGATTTCCACGCGGCATTGTGTTTCGGTGAAGCCGGAGTCTACGATTTATCGGTTCGTCAACGGATCGAGTATAATCACAGCGAATAGCTGGACGTTTAATCCTATTCCTTATGCTCAATTCGGTGAGATCAATAACGGTGATGGTCGTATCGCGGACACAATGGATATTACGTTCGACGGCTCGGATATTACGTCTCGTGGCGATGAGGCTGTGGACAGTATTCTACAGTCAATTTTAGATTTCCCGTTACGTGACAGGCCGATTCAGGTCGGTCTCATGGTGATGGAACCGGGAACGTCAAATGTGATCGGTGTCATTTCGCAATTCGTCGGGTTTATCGACAACACACCATTCACTCGTGAGAAAGGTAATATGGGTGGGGTGAACGCTGTATTGACGTTTAAGCTGGCGTCTTTTCGTGCTTATGCCCAACGACAGTTCGTGCGGACCTATTCGATAACGGATCACGTCTCTCGGTTCCCTGGAGATCAAGCGTTAAAGTGGATCAGCGACATGGTGTTCAGATCGGGTAAATTCAGGTGGAACAGGATGGACGCGACGGCCAATGGTATTGGTGGGGGCGGTGGTGGACGGACACCTAATAACCCGAATATCGACTTGCGGTAATGGAAGTCTGGAAAGCGACATATGACGATCTGGACACGCTTGTAACACTTGCTCGCGAATTTCATGACCAGTCACCATTCAAGAATTTCCCGTTCAGTCCGTCTGGATCAAAGTCTCATTTCATTCGGATGATGAACGATCCGTTTGCGGTTGTTTTCATGCACGAGGATGGTCTGATTGGCGGCTCGGTCGGTGACTATCCGTTCTGTGACATGTGTATGGCTAAGGAAATGTTCTGGTTCGCTCGGAATGAGGGTGAGGGAGGTCTATCGCTCTTACAGGCGTATATGACATGGATTGAGGGTAAAGGCGCTCAGACGGACGTTATGACGGTCCTGTGTGATGATATGGGACGTAAACCGGGCGCTATCATTCGGTTCATGAAGCGGTTAGGGTATGAGCCGATTGAGACGACTCTTATGAGGGTGACGTAATGGCTTTGTTTACGACGATTTTAGGGTCCGCTTTATTAGCGACTATAGCAAAAGCTATCGTCACGTCCATTGCCGTGTTCGCATTACAGACGGTTGCTCAGGCTTTCATGAAGAAGCCGAAATCACAAACGCAATCAATGGATTTTGAACAGACGATTAACCGTCGTTTACGAAATGGTGTCCCACTTGAAGTTCTGGTCGGGCGGCGGATTGTTGCGGGTGTCGGCGCATTTGATGACTCGTATGGGACGAATGATGAATATGGTCTGTCCATTACGATTGCTTCGGCTAAACCATGCACCGCCTTTCATACGTTCTTTATGGACGGTGAGGAAGTCACATTGAGCGGTGATCCGACAGCGGGTCAAGTGAACGTCACGTCCCATTTCCTTGGTAAGAATAACGCGGTTCGCGCAACGGTTCGTATCTTCCTCGGTGACGATAACTCAGGTCTCGGTGAATATCTGAATAGTAAGTTCCCGACTAAGTTCGCGGCGGCTGACGATTTTGGTGATTACTGCGTTATCATCCTCGAATGTCGAAATACGAATGATGACATTGGTGATGAGAATGACCCGGAAGCACAACAGGGTAAAAATTATATCCCGTTTCAGGGTTTTCCGACATATAGTGCGGAATTGTCTGGTGCGGCTATTTGCGATCCGCGATTGCCCGGTTTCGATTATGCCGATGAGGACACATATGTTTATAGTGATAACGCGGTATTGATTGACGCTCAGTTCGATTACGGCTGGTATTCCGGTGTCGGTGCGGGACGTGCGCTGATCGTCGGTAACGGCTACCCTGTGGAGTTAATGGGCCTAGATCGTGTCGAGTCTGGTGCTGATTATTGTGACACTGAGAATTTCACATGTGCAGGTATTTTACGATCCGCGCAGAAAAGTGACCAAGAGGAAATCTGGAAGTGTTTTAACGGAGATCGGGTCGAATTACCATCCGGGGTATTCACTGTTCCAGAAGGTGATCGGCAGACGTTCGGTGCGATTGATATGTCGCTTTACCCGGCTGCATACGTCGCTGATTTCGACGCGGAAGGTTTCTCGACTGAGGTGTATAATGAGATTAAAACGTCATACGCTGAACCAACGGAACGCTATGGTGAGAAGGATTTACCGATCTACTCAAAAGCAGAATGGATAGCGAATGATAACCACATCCCTCGACAGATGGACTTACCGTTATTGTTCGTGACGGATAAGGTTCAGGCGGGTAAGTTAGAGAAGCAGGAGATTTACATATCTCGTGCGGCTTCAACGACGGTTATTACTGATCTCCCATTCGGGTTTATCCAAGTCTCAGTGGGCGACATTGTGACCATCACGAATAGTGACGTGCCGGGTGTGAATAGTCGGGTGTGGGTAGTGAAGGGTCGAGGTCAGTCAACACGCGGTGATGTAAGTCTAATTCTCAGTGAATATGGCGGAACTGAGGCGTTTGCGTTCGATACGGAGACTGAGACACCAGCACCTATTGTCGTCACACCTGACGTGCGAGAATGGGATAGTCGCGTGATTGGTGACGCGGTTCCGACAGGGGGTTTCAGTGGTGTCTATAATAACATCGGTGTGATAAGTGACTTGACGGGCGGGACGCTCGACATTCCAGACTTAACGATCAACAGTCGTGGAACTGGACTTGCCGCCGACCTCACGGCGTCTGACACGTCCGTTGGACGGACAGATAGTCTCGTTGCCGGGACGCTCGACAT